GCAGCAATCGCTGGACCTGCGAGTCCGAGGACAACTTTTTTCGCCCACTTTAAAATCTTCAAGGGATCGGTGGGAAGCGACAATATCGGCGCATACTTTGATATTAGAGATGTCATAGACTGGATTTGTGCTGCAATCAAATCAGTCACAGTTTTTACATATTCTTCTACTTTTAGTTGTAATGCGTCACAGTTTAATGCACCACCTGCAGCAGTGAGTCCGTCTATCTCCTCTGCCCAACTATTCACTTTTTCAATTGTTGTTTCTAAGGTCATTTCTTATTTCCTATTGTGGATCGCCAATATCTGTGATAATACCATTCGTCACATAAACATTTCTGCCATTTATATCAGTAAAATTACCAGTCGCACCTTGTTTCGTGCCTTGCGCTCCTTGAACAAAGAGATTGCCCAAAATGGTTACCGATCCTAGATCATCTCCTTTTCCTTTTAATGTTATCATTGGCGCTTCTAATTCTATGCCGCCGGATGAACATTCTATGAACATCGCGGTGTTGGCAGTGATTTTATAATCTTTTTGTACTGTCTCTGATCTATTTCCTTCAGTCACAGAACTATAATCTTGTTTAACTAAGAGGTTGAAATCTTTAGCAACATCAATGTACATTGATTGACTTTTTGACGCCGACTTGTCAATCCTTCGCTCGCCTCCAGGCGTTACGCCAACACCCAACACAAAGTTATTGCCTGACGTTTGTATTGTATTATTGAGAACGTCTAGATGTAAACTATATTTATCAAGTCCACCACCTGCGTAATCAGTTTTTCCGTTATCATTTATTCTATTATCTGGATTCTTAGGATGACCAAATGTCCAGTGTGCTGAGTTACCAATCTTGATTGATTCGGTATTAGCAATCTCAACGTTGTGGTCTCGCTTGATTAGTTCGTTATGATCCTTCTCAACCACCTCAAAGGACGAATCCATGGTTTTCTTACTGCGGCGACCCGTATAGTCATCTTCTTTCACACCGCCTGCAGTTTTGTATGTGTATCCTGCTGGACCATTCTTCGGCCAATCTTGTACTTCCGCAAACGAACGAGTATCACCATCAAGAAACGGAGATGGACCATTTGATATTTCTTCATAACAACCTGAGCGATGCCAGATATGTACTCGCTCATGTCCTGGAGTATCATCTAATTCAATTGCATGACCAGACTTGGTTGTATAAGTTGTATTGTATGGATACTCTGTACTGTATGCTGTTGGGAACTCATCAACGCATGCCTGATCTTTTTCACTTTCTTTCCATAACGAACTGACGCTATAGGGTTCTTTGGGTAGTGTTTGACCACTGCCGCCTCGTTTTATTTCTGGATCGCCGAACCAACCTTTCGCAAGCGCAGCAATATCACTATAAAAATAATTTGGACTTGGATCAAGTTCCAGTTGAAGCATTGACTTTTCGCCAGTCGGGATATCAGTCAACGGTTCCGGCCAGCGAGACATCTTATGATACGTGCCGAAAATAATTGGTATGTTTTCTTCATCGCCATCAAGGTAGAATCCGAACACATATGTTGAAAGAGCAATTCCTGTAGGCGACAATCCTACTGCATCGATCCAGTCTGGCGTGTCGAACTCTTCCATCTCTGTGACTTTTCGCCAACTCAAAGAAGCAGACTGTATTGCCGAAAGAGGCCACGCCCACAATAAATCATCATCAAGAATACCTTTTGGCATCGTGCCGCCGACAGTTCTCTTTTTGCCAACTTCTCCAGTCTGATCATTTATAACTCGTATCTTGACTCTTCCAAGATATTGAGGGTCTTTAATATCAACAACCCTTGCCATAAACCATTTAAATCTTTCGCCAATTTTATAATACATTATCCAAGTGCCTTCTTCAAGTTTGGTCGTCTGCAATCTAGAACCATGAAATGTTCAAAACCGCCCTGACCATCTTTTCTTTTTTCTATCAAATGCCGTATAGAACGAACAATATAATTACCAGAATAAGTTTCCTGTTCAGGTGGTTCTACTGTGGTGCCAGTAATTTCTGGTATCTTCAATTCAATCAAGTCGCCGACCATTAAATTCGTGTCGCCATAAACGCGAATATTCATACCATAAGTGAAAACCTTGTGGCGAAACCCTGTCTTATAATGCATGTTTTTATTAATTTGCATCTCAGGACGAGTTCCGTCTTTTAACGCAATTCTAACAAATCCTGGTTCTGCTTCAGCATATGAATTATATGCACTGCTGTGTGTGTCATACGGTGAATCAGTTTTTTGAAACAACATGTGATCGCTGCTGTTTACATATTCCTGTTTAAAAACATAATCGCCGTGTAGAATATCAAACTCAACATACTTATTCTTATGTGCTCCGACTTTGATTTTATTCATGTCGTCGCCTTGATCTAGAACTTCATATTTCAAGATAGTTCTATGATTTAATCTTTTTTCTACTGGGTCGTTTCTTTTCGCGTTTGGATATTCGAACTGAAATGCTTTCGCCTTTGGTTTACGAGTTTCTATTAAATACTCAAGCGTCAAGAAACGATACATTTCATTATCTTCATAAAAAATGTAATCAGAACCTTTGTACTTTGCAGAAACAGATCTCTCGCAGATTAAATCTATAACCTGAAACGGACGAACGCGATTGACTGCATAATCGAAAAACCCTTTGGTTGGATCTGGTTTGTCTAAACCCTTACTAATTCCTAGATCTTTCTTACAAACTTCGTCAAGCGCATCAATGTATTCCATATCTTTATATCTTTTCGTATAAAGAGTTTTAGAATTTTTTACAGCATCCATTGATACGCATCGCAGAACGTAACTTGCCATAGTAGACATATCATTGCCTTGTATGTCTGTGATACTTTCTACGAAAAAATTGTATGTTATTTTCTTGCCTCCTTGCGGAGTTTTGATGCTGAACTTAACTCTTTCTTCAGCACCAGCTGGTAAAAAGTTTAACAAGTCGATACCTTCTGTTACAAAAATATCGCAAGCAAGAGTGTAATTATCTAGAGACTCATATACATCCATTCCCATGACCAAGTGCGTAATGTCTTGTGGATTACCGCCAGTGAAAGTTGTAATTTCTATGCTATCAATTTCAACCGACCCAGCATCAGCTGTATATCCAGTCCCTGCCATTCTCTAAATTACCTCAACACTTCAGTCAGTTGATTAATTATTGCTTTACTATTTTGTTTATCCACCAAGAAAATGTTTCTTTTCGCTTCATTCAATTTAAATTCATAATTATAATACGATACAGGTCTGTTATAAACGACTTCTGTCAGCGGAATTACTTGTCGATCAACAGCAACTGAGGATGCATTTACTGTCGCTGTTGTTCCTGCGTCAGTTGATATTGTAAAGTCAGTGTTTGAAGTAAAATCACCAATCACATTCTTAATATTACAAACGGTTGTGTTCGCGTAGACAATTTCAGCATATGTGTCGCCGCTTCTTGCTACTAGATCGCCAACTTTAAATGCGGTTGCCATTTCTGTATCAAAAGAAAATGACATTATTTTGTTTGTATTATATAGAGTTGGTTCTTCAGCGCGTTCATAACCGATGACACCAATCATGTTGATAATTGGTTTCCAATATTTTTTAGGATTACCAATCGAGTCTGGGTCTTCTGTTGCCACAGCATTATAACTTGGCGCCAATGCCTCATACGCTGCTGAAGAAAGAATTGTATCATCGGCGTCATAATTATTTTCATAATGAATTATTTTTCTTTCCGCGTTTCTATACGATCCGTATTTTTTAGATATGTATTCATCAAAATCTAAATCCGAAAGAGGAGTATCAAAGTGCGGGTCAACTATATCATTTGCCAGATATATCATCCAATCCAGATTAACACTGTCATAATAGTTAAATGCTAATTCATCTACATTTTCGTTTTGTTCCATCGTATGAGTATAAAAGACTGATAGATATTTTTTAACATTTGAAGAGAGGTTTACTCTTTTCATAATATCTACTGCAGGTTGTCCTTTGTATTCATTTAAAGGAAACTTTCGGAAATATAAATCTTGTCTTCTTTTAATTGGCATTTTTATACCTTATTTTACATCCTTAGCTAGATACATTTGTGACTCTCTAAATTGCATTGTAAGGAACACTGACACAGGCGCACCATCTTTGAAAAACGCTGAAGTTCCTTCGCCAGAATAGTTAATCGACATATTTTCTACAAAACAAGGTTGGTATTGATCGTATCGATCAGTTCCCTTTACTGTTATTTTACATAGGTGTGGATAAACTAACTGTGATCCGTCCAGACCTGGCAGGATATGTTTTTTTATTGTTCTTAATATGGTTTTTAAGTTGTTAGAATCATCAGAAGTCAATGGTACTAATTTCCAAGCAAATTGAAATTGCCTTAGAGGCAGTCCTTTAAAGAACACTGATGGATGCGGGTTCGGGATTTGTCCTAATGCTTTTTGTATGAAACCAGAAGCACCTGCTGCGCCGCCGACAAGTCCTCCTATTGTTGATTCTGCAGAATCTATCAATCCATAACCAGTTCTAGCTGCAACATCAACCCCACCTTTAAATGCGCCTTTTAAAGATTCTGCTACTATATCACCAACATCTGCTTGGTTTTCGCCCCTCGCCAACGCTGCTCTTTTCGCGTTCTCGGTAACCGAACCTAATTGAGATGCAATTGCCCCTGTCGCGCCAGTATCGACTGTGTCATATGTCACGTTAAAATCAGACTGAAAGTTTTCTGGTAAAGGCAAATAAACATCTTTTATTGGACTTTTTGATGCTGCTGTTTGCGCATCGCCTCTATATACTGCCTCAAAATTTAAATGTATATATGCTTTCGCCGCCGTTGCTATTGTCCCTGGAAATGCCACCGAACTACCTGATCCTTCTCCCATCGCTTCTTTCTTCGCAGCACTCTCTTCAGCGGGAGTAGTTTCGGATTGCTTCGGTGCCGAGACAGCAGGATCAGCGGGAGTAGTTGCTTTAGAATCTAACGATGCTTTGTCGCCAGCAGCAGGTCCAACAACTGCGTTTGTCATAGATTGTACCTGGCCAGCAGTGAAACCTGCAGCTTCTAAACTAGCACCAATTGTTGATTGCAGCGCGTTCGTTCCCGAAATGGTATTATTGGTGTTCTGTAAAGAAGTTACATTAGAACCATTTGTAGATCCTGGGGAAGATGCGTTCGTTCCCGTTACTCCTGCTTGCGCAGGATTAATATTAGTCGGGGATTCTCTTTGAGCAGAAACTTCTACTGGTAGTTGAGGCATTGTTTTTTCCTATAAATAGTGGAATGAAAACGTACAAAGGTATATTCAAACCACAGAACCCAAATAAATATAAGGGCGACCCATCTAACATTATTTATAGGTCTAGATGGGAATTAAAATTAATGATGTATCTTGATCGTCACCCAGACGTAAAACAATGGGCGAGTGAAGAATTGATCATACCTTATCGTTCGCCGATTGATGGCAAGATGCATCGTTACTTTCCTGATTTCTGGGTTCGTAAAATCAATCGCGACGGTGCAGAGGACATCGTAGTGATTGAAGTGAAACCGAAAGCACAAACAGTTGAACCAAAACCGCAGAAGAATCTCACTAAGAAGTATTTATACGAAGTTCAAACATGGGGTGTAAATAAATCAAAGTGGATTGCTGCGGAGCAATTTTGTAAACAAAGAGGTTGGGATTTTACTATCATGACCGAACATGAACTGGGAATAAAATAATTGGCAACATATATATTTCAACAAATTGCGAAAGAAGGAAAGGCAGAAGGAATTACTGCTGGAACTGACGAAGCGAAGGATTGGTTTCGCGATCGTGCAATGGAAGTCAAACAAGTTAATGTGCGAAAAGAAGTTCGTAATCGCGAGAGACTGTATAATAAAATAGTCCCAACTGATATTGGTCGAATGTATCACTTCTTTTATGATCCAAAGCACAAAGACACTCTACCATATTATGATCGTTTCCCGTTGGTCTTTGTGATGGATAGATATAAAGATGGATTCCTTGGCATGAATTTACATTACCTTCCTCCAGTATTCCGCGCAAGGTTAATGGACAGGTTGTATGCAATCACAAGGAATGATGCTATTCGCGAATCTGAGAAACTACGTTTGTCCTATGGATTACTGAGTGCCTCGGCGAAATACAAATACTTTCGTCCTTGCGTCAAACGATATTTAAATAATCATGTTCGTTCTAGGTTTTTGTACATCCCTGCCGAAGAATGGGACATAGCACTAATGCTGCCAACCGAACGATTTAAGAAGTCTAAGAAAAATTCTGTTTGGCGAGACTCCAAACGATTAACTAGGAAATAAGAAATGGCATTCAGCATACAAGACATGAAGGGGAGTTTGCAAAGCAGTTCGTATCTTATGGCTTCCCATTACGAAATGATTGTTCAACCCAAAGGCGGTGGCGATGGTAATCTATTAAGAATGAGAGCAGATTCAGTTTCTCTTCCTGGTGTTTCTTTTGCCTCAGTTGACCAATACAAACCATTCGCGACGGGAAGAACTTATAACATACCACACTCATTTACTCCTCAAGAAATCTCAGTCAGTCATTTAATTGATACCAACAGTGATGTGTTAAAGAGTCTAATCGATTGGGCAGCATTTATCGTAGACTTTAAAGGAGAAACTGATTCTCCGTTCACTGCCAACTATTTTAAAGAATATGTTTCTGATGCTACAATTCTCTTATACGATAATGCTGGCACCCCAAGAAAAACTATCACATTGATAGACACATACCCGTCTACCATCGACCAAGTACAAATGTCATGGGCAAGTTCTGATGAGATAGCAAGAGTGAATGTTTCTTATCAATTTGTAGATTATACTATTACTTAACGAAGGTGAAAATATTATGTTACCAAAAAATGCAGTTCCAACTTTTACATTAAAACTCCCATCAACAGGCGAAGATATTCTCTACAGACCTTTTCTTGTCAAAGAAGAAAAGGTTATGTTAATTGCTAAACAGAGTCAAGAAAGAATTGACATTATCAACGCAATCAAAGAAGTCATTTCTGCTTGCGTACTCGACGAAGGTTTTGATGTCAATCAGATTACTACGTTTGACATGGAATATCTTTTTATTAAACTTCGCGCAATGTCTGTTGGCAATGAAATAGAGTTTACTGTTGAAGACAGTACTGATCAAACAACATACAATTTCAAACTTGATCTGAATGAAGTTGAAGTGACGTTTCCAGAAAATACAGACAAACAAATCCTACTTGATGATAACCTTGGAGTGATGATGAAATATCCAACAATGGATTTATCAGAAAACCTCGAAGGAGTGACAGAGTTTGTTGAACTTGGTTATGAAACTATCAGGCATTGTATTGATTATATTTTTGATCGCGAAGAAACATACGATTGGAAATCAGCAACCAAAGAAGAACAGGGTGAGTTTCTGGACACTTTGAGCGCAGAAAACTATCAGAAGATTAATTCTTTCTTCAATCGAATGCCTAGAATTGAACACGTGTTTGAATATAAAAATGCGCTTGATGAAGATAAGAAAGTTTATTTTAGGAAGATAGAAGATTTTTTTCTATTGGGCTGAGTTATATGAATCTTCAAAGTTTCTATAAAATCAATTTCGACATGACTCAGTATCACAAATTTTCTTTATCCGAAATTGAAAATATGATACCATTTGAAAGGGACATTTTTATTATAATGTTAGAAGAAAAAATAAAGAAAGAAGAAGAGCAACAAAAACAGAGATAATTAAATGGCAAACCCACTAGCAGCAATTATCGCAAAAAGAGTCGCCGCAAAGGTAGCAAAAACCGCTGGTAAAAATGCCGGAGCGGGAGCAAAAGCATCTCAGGCAGGAGCAAAGGCGACTAAGTCTACTGCATCAGCAGGATCAAGCACAGCAAAAGCAACGGCAAATGCTGGTCGCGGTATGCAGGGTGCTGCTAAATCTCCAGGAATGTTTAAAAAGTTTTTAGGAGCTGGTGCTGTCGGCGGCGGACTTTTTGGACTTAGTTCTTTGTTTGACATGTTTTCTGGAGGAGACGATGAAGCAGCGGTAGGCGAAGCAGATACTGGCGGTGTTGCTTCTACTCCTACTCCTTCTTCTTCTTCTACTGCAACCGGAACCAGCACAGGATTAATGTTATTTGACTTTGCTTCAATGTTAGATAACAAAATGATGCCAGTTCCAAAACTCCCTGAAGTAGTCATAGATGAAGCAGACCTTCCATACGTTGACGCGACCTTAGATGCAGATGTTGCTATTCCATATGATATAGAAGAGATGTTCGACAAAGAACGTGGTTCTTTAATTATCCCAAGAGGAACGTATCTTGATTTTTCTTCTGATAAAATAAAAGGTCTCACAACTGCTGTTCTTCGTCTAGCAAAAAACCAAGACTTAATTAATCAACAAATTGGTCAACTGAATAATAAGACTGCTGCTTTAGAGCAAGCAATAGAAACTGCACAAGATTTAAATCGCCGAGCAGTTCTGACTTACAATCGTCAGCAAGACGAAGAGGCACTGGAAGGCGGTGCTCCTGGAACAGATAAACCTAAAACTGGGTTTATTGCAGAAGGTGTAGAGGCAGCGAAAACAGCAGCAAAGTTAGGTCTTGCTTCTTTGGGTCTAGGTGCTGCGGGTGCTGCTCTTGCGGTTGGCGGGGTTATGCTTGGAGATTGGTTGGCAGGTCCAGAGCAAGAAGCAGATCAAGCATATCAAGATGCCCTTGAGTCTAGTGCTACGGAAGAAGAAGCAGCGAAAACATATCAAGAAGCGTTGGAAGCAGCAGAAGATGAAACTTGGGCAGATGAAGTTGCTACAGTAGGCGGTCTTGTCGTGGCAGGTGGTACTGGCGTTGCTGCATATAAAGCAGGGAAGAAAGGTGTAGAAAAAGTCAAAAAAGGTGTAAAAAAGTTCAAAAAAAGAGCGCAGAAAGATGTAGAAAAAGTCGCTGCTTCTAAATTCGGGCAGAAAGTAG